GTTGGCAGCGGCGGCGATGCTGGCGGCGCTGTTGAGGATTTCGTCAACCTGACGTTCGCGCTGCGGTTCAACCAGCGTCCGATCTGGGTCGCCCCGGAAGCCATCTAACCCATAGCCTCAGGAGGGCACTATGGACCTATCTGCAATCGTGTCGTATGACACGCCGGCTGATATTGAGATCATTCGGCCAGATACGAAAAAGCCTGTCGGGCTGACTGTAAAAGTCGTCAGCCTAAACAGTGATCGCGTTCGCATTATCGAGCGCGCCAATCAGGCCAAGATTTTCGCTATGCAGCGCGCAAAGGCGGAAGCCGGACAGGACGCATCTTCGCCAGAGGTTATGGCGGAAGTTGAAGCGCTAGAGGATGTGCGGCTTGCGGCATCCATCGTGGAGTGGGATTTCCACGGCAATTCGTTTGGCGCGCTTGGCATTGACCCGCCTTGCACGGAAGGCAACAAGCTGACCGTTCTGCGCGAAAAGAACGCAGATTTCATCAAGCGCCAAGTGTTCGCCGGAGCGTCGAACATTGCAAATTTTACGACAAAGTAAAGCTGCAATGCGTTGCGTGGGTCAAGAACCACGTCAAATTTGATACGTTTGACGGGATTGCCGTGGGGAATGATGCTCGCGGCATGACCAATCGTGAACGATACACGCTTGGCGGTCACGCGCACCTTATCCCCGTCATAAAGGTCGATCCATCCTGCGCGCATATCGTCGGATGGTTTTGGGAATTGCGTTCATTCTGCGCAGAATGGTCCGCGCCGGTGACGCCGGGCGCGATTACCGAGTGGTCCCGCCTTACCGCAAATTGGCCTAATGCAACGGAAGCGGATATAATCCTAGCGATGGATCGCGCATACCGTAGCGCGATGGCTGATTTTATTCGTGACCGTGACGCGCGCATGACAAAGGGCAAAGGTAGATAATGGCTGATATTGCTGCCCTTGGTGTGTCCATCAAACAAACTGGCGTGCTTGAGACTGAGCGCGCCCTTGATGGCGTTGTCAGGGCGGCAGGGGCTGCAGATCGCGCCACGGGCAAGCTGCGGGATGCAAGTGGGCGGTTTGTTCGGTCTGGAACGCAGGTTGCGGGGGCCGCCGATGCTGCCGCTGACCAGATGGATCAGTTTACCGCTGCTACGTTGCGCGCGAACGCGGCCCTAAACGATACGCCTAACATCGCCAATCGTTACGGCACAGCGATGAATGGCGCTGGCGGTGCGACAGCCAACGTATTCGCGCAACTAAACGACATTGGCGTTATGATGGCTGCGGGTCAGAACCCGATCCAGCTTGCATTGCAGCAGGGCATGCAGCTTAATCAGGTTTGGGGGTCAATGGGCAACAACGTGGGCGGTATTCTGCGCACGTTGGGTGGCGCGTTTATGTCGCTTTTGAACCCGATTAACCTTGTTACGATTGGCGTTATTGCTGGTGGCGCGGCGCTTGTTCAATGGGCGTTTAGCGCCGATGATTCCGCAGAAAGAACGGTAACATTTGGCGACAAGGCGCTTGCCACATTTCAAGTTATTGGCAGGGGTATCTGGGATTATATTGAACCCGCCGCGACTGCAATCGGCGGATGGTTCTGGGACGCATGGCGCGCGGTTGCAGATGGGACGCGATGGGTGGGCAATGTCCTTATTAATGGCGTTACGGTTGCTGTTGATGGCGTCGGCGCTGTTGTAAGCACAATACCGGCAATGTTCGCCGCAGGCTTTGAGGGCGCAAAAGTTGCTGTGTTCGACGCTCTTTCGTCGATCATGGCTGGCGTCAACAGTATGCTTTCTGGGATTGCAAACGGGTTGAATTCCGTATTCGGGACCAATCTCGCCGCGCCGTCTGGTATGCTTAATCTTGAAGCAGACATGATGCGGATGAGCAATGATGCTTTCATCGCGCAGGGTCAAGCATCAGGTCAGATCGCGTCGGCGCTTTCAGGTTTCAGTGATCGCGCCGCAGCGACAATGAACAATGACCCTATGGGTCAGTTTTTTGATGCCATTTCGACGTATTCGCGGATCAGGTCGCGGTCGTCGGTTAATGCGCCATCGTAAAACTTTCCGCTATTCGTATAGTCATCATTCTTGTCAGACACCAACGGGTACCTATGATGACCATCATCCTTGACAATCGTCACAACATCGCCATCACGACGCACATACTTCTTTCCGACTTCGATCTTCACGACAACCTCCATACAGCGCCACCACGGCGCCTGCTTTGACCCATAGCACCGCACGCGCTAGTCTGTCAACAGGTTTCTTTGCCCCCTTGCGGGCTACATGCACAAGAGGATAGCCTATGCCCGCGCAGGTCTACAAAGGCGGCAAATTCTACATCGGCAGCGCGCCGGTAAACGCCGATCTTACTCAATCCGGTTATGAGGCCGTGACGTGGGTTGAGGTCGGCAACGTCGTCACCACGCCGGGTATGGGCGTGACCGACAACATGATTTCGCAGGCATATCTCGATACCGACGTGTCGCAATGGCAAAAAGGCATCGCCAGCGCCACCGAGGGCGAGCTTGTCGTCGGATATGATCCTGACGACGCCGGGCAAGAGGACATGATTGCCGCTGCGGCTGCGCGGACATTCTGGCCGTTCAAATCCGAACTTTCCGACAGCCCGAACCCCGCGACCACGACCAACACGATCCGCTATACGTGGGGCCTTGTTGGCAGCGGCGGCGATGCTGGCGGCGCTGTTGAGGATTTCGTCAACCTGACGTTCGCGCTGCGGTTCAACCAGCGTCCGATCTGGGTCGCCCCGGAAGCCATCTAACCCATAGCCTCAG